AGTATTACATTAGATGGTTCAACAAATGCTACGCCGGAGATATTGATTGCTGGTGGTAGTGCTAAGTTAAGTTTAAAAAGAGGAACCGCAGATCCACTATTCTTACAAACAAGTGGTGTTGTTAGAACCATAGAAAGTAACATAGACAACTTCCTTATAGGTAAAGACTCAACTACTGACGCAGTAAGAGGTTTAGCCATAACGCAAACCGCCGGCATTGCTCAACTTGTCCATGATGGGCCTAACGATGTTTGGAAAATAAACACTTCAGCCGCACCTTCTACATTTGAAACAATAGCAACTACAACACCCGCAGACTTAACACTTAAAGCATTCCAAGAAACTGTAGTAGCATTAGGTAATCAAAGTGGTGATATTAGTAGTGCTCTTAATGTAGATAACGGCACAATATATAGTGTAACAGCAACAGGTGATATTACAATAAACAGTTTAGGTAATGCTGTAGCAGGAACATCATTTACACTTATTATTACACAAGATGGCACTGGTAGTAGACTACTTACAGCAGGTAGTAACATAAAATGGGCAGGTGGACAGAAAACACTTAGCACGGCAGGTGGCGGTATTGATGTTATAAGTGTGTTCTTTGACGGAACAACTTACTTTGCCAGTTTAGGCAGAGGATTTGTGTAATGCCATTTGCGGCAAGACAAGGGTTTATCGCAGGTGCTTCACAATGGGCAGAAGTTAGTGGTGGTAACAGCACTTCAACTATAACCTTAGACGGTGCTTTATACACTATACATAGTTATGATAATGTTAACAGCACACAAACATTTACTGTAAATGAGCCGGGGATTATAAGAGTATTAGCAGTAGGCGGTGGTGGTAGTGGAGGAGATGACCGAAATATTATTTCTAACCCTGCTGGTCGTTTAGGTGGTGGTGGAGGTGCCGGCGAATACCTCGATCAAACATTCTATACATGGGATTTAAACGGCGATTATAATGGCGGCACTATATCAATAACAGTAGGCAGAGGCGGAGAAGCAAGACAAAGTAGTGTTGATGCCCAAAATGGTTATGATACTGTAGTAGGCAGTTTAACTGTTAAAGGCGGTGGCGGCGGCGCAGGACTTCAAGGCGGTAGTGGTGGAGGAGGCATGGCCTATTCCAATAGAGTTACCACAGGCGCTTCATCAAACATAAGTAATACTAACGGAAAAGGAAACAGTGGCACAAATGCTTCAGTAGGAAGTCTCGGTGGAGGCGGTGGAGGCGCAGGTGCTTCAGCAAGTGGTGGTAATGGCGGTGATGGTCTACAATGGGTAGATGGTAACTACTATGCCGGTGGTGGCGGAGGTGGTGACAACAATGCTACATCAAGTGGTAGTGGTGGAACTGGAGGCCAAGGTGGCGGTGGTTACGGCAGAGGCAACTTTGTAAATGGAGTAAGTCAAAACCCCGGCGAAGGCCAAAGTTTAAAAGGCGGAGGCGGTGGCGCTGGATATAACGGCGGCAGTGGTATTGTAAAAATATTAGTAAGAAGTTACGCATAGGAGAATAATATGCCAAAATCAAGCAGAGGAACAGCAAAAGCAAATCCTTACATGAAGAAGAAGAAGAAAAAGAAGGGTGGAAGTAAAAGAGGTTAACTGGGAAGAATATTATGCTCGTATAAAGAGTGTATGTCCTTGGAGCCACAGAGCATTCATGAATGACAAGATATTAGTTTGGGAACAACCACATAAAACAATGAAAACTGTTAGTGGCACGTTTGACAGCACAGATTACGAAGCATTTGTTTATGTATTTAAAAAGGCTACACCACAAGAACTTGAAGAGTTAGTGACAGCATACAATGAATATAGACCTAACAGTGAGTTCCTATGGAGCCATCCACAAGCAGATAGCGGTGATGGTAACAGCACAGATGTGCCTGTTATTATACAACAGAATAAAAAGGTGTTAACAGACCTAAGAGATAAACTAAACGGAGAACACAATGTCACAAGTTGACCTAATGACGTGGTATTATAAAAACCATGAAGGTAAAGATTACTACAATGATTTTATTGATGATATCATTAATGAAACTGTAACTGATCAAGCAAGTCTTGAAAAACTTATAGCAGACTGGCGTGAGTAGAGTAACTACAGAAAAACTTCACCAAGAACTAACTATCACACAAAACAACCTCGAGCATGTTCACGATTGTATACACAGGCTGGAAAAAGAAGTAAAAGACAGCAGAGTGTTTTATACAGTAAGACTGGATAGACTGGACAATAGAATATGGATGCTAATGGCATTAACATTTACTACATTCTTAACGTTATTCGCAAGTCTAATGTTCACGTAATACCTTAAAAATACCCAAAAAAGATAAATATAACTGTAATAGGAAACTCAGTGTGTTTTATCGAGCACACATCACAACTGACGATTGGTCTCCGATTTTGTAACTCCTATTACAGCACAAATAAATGAATCCAAAGTTCAAATATATGTGCCATTTAACTATTATGTTTAACATAGTAGATTTTCCTAAAAAATAGTAAGAAACACACTTTACCGTGTGTTTTTTGCTGACATAAAAAAGCACACTAAAGAGTGTGCTTTAATAGATGTATACATATTATTATAGGTATTTTACGGTTTTATTTAAGGTGTGGGTTTTGTAAAAACGTTTTTGTTTACTTTGTGGCACAAGTGCTACAGTATAACTGTTGCTATGCTGATATGGTAAGGACATTATACGTGAAAATGTTTTGTATAAGTTTACATGATGAGTTGGTGCGGCAACTATAGGATGTATTGACGTTTGGCTACTTTGAACTGCTTTACGATAGTTTTGTAGAGTTGTTACAAGTAAGTAAGGCGCTGGTGGGCTATAGACAGCATACTGCTGATAATACTTACGCACAGTATAGGGTACTGGCGGATAAACAAGCATATACTGTTGATTAGTATTAGGCTTGTTGTGTTTATAAAATGTTTTTTTACTTACAAACTTTATTGGGTTTGAGGCTGAATGAAACACTTTTTTTGCTGTTGTTGTTGTTGATGTAGACATATTTTGTTCTCCTTTATTTAAAATATACATTTATTATACTACACTTATCAATATTGTCAACCGTTAAATATATGATAAATACAATAAATAGATAAATACTATTGTAGCATAACTATTATCCCCGCTATTATCATAGCAGTCATAATACCAAATGTTGCCAAACATCGGTAAAGCCATAATGTATCTTTACCAGTTGTTATGCTACACCTCTTGCTGTTGGTAGAAGATCCTAATACTAAGTATTAACATCATAATGTAGCCATTAACTGCTGACAGCAAACTTTACTAAAAAAACTCCACTCTTTGACGTCATTTGTATAAATATAGTTACATTATGGCTTAACACAGAACCCTTACAGAACCCTAACAAACAGAACATAAGACTTGTCCGTCGGATATAAGGACCATGGCAAAAGTAGTGATTTCGGTAACTACACATGAGAAACAAAACTACAAGCACACTCCTGCTCAATGTAGTAATGTAAGACATCTTTCTGTTATGTCGCAAACATACGCATACGCATAAACAGTTATATTACTAAACACGAGATATAACTTACACTTATAATAGTGTAGTCGTGGCAAGTTAGGAAAAGCACAGAGTCCTTTGCGTAGTATGTATAAACAAAAATACTTGCTGTTGGAAAGGCTGTGATACTCACATAATGAGATCAGTTTTTAAAAGAAGACACTTATATAGTGTTTTCTTGACTGAAATATCTACATAATAAGTTTTAAAAAAGTAAACAAACAAGCAACTACACTCGTTAGAGTGTTTGCTGTTTGTTTTGTGTGAACGTAGTTCGCACATATACAATGCTTATACTGTTACTTGTTTAATGCTTCGCATTAACCAAAAACAACACACAAAACACTTCGTGTTAGTTGTGCTGTTGTTTAAGTGTTTCACTTCTTGTTATTGATCTTCACTGCCATGAGTAAATAACACGTAGGAGTAAACATGAGATATATAAACACAGATCCGCGATATGATACAAAAGGAATAGCAGATGCTCATCAACACTGGGCAAGAACGTTAACAGAACCATTAACAACCCAACAGCACCAAACACTTCAATGGCTGTATAATACATCACCCACAGAGCAACGTAACTATGTTATTATTGCTGACAAAAAGGTGTTATGCGGCACAAACAGAACGAGTTATCAGTTAAAAGCAAACGCAGGCTGGATACAAACGTGGCCCATTTTGCCTAAATAAGATAAATATACAAGCATACAGTTAACACTGATTACAGGAGACATCTATGTCTAATGAACATGAACAAACCACAGACAACTTAACAGAATACGCAGAAGAACATAAGCCGTATCAAGTAACTAAAATAAAATATGGCGATAAGACAGTTACTGGCAGAATAGTTGGACGTGCTAAAACAGTTATACCCGAGGCAGAGTTTTATCAAATGGCTTGCTTGTTTTCCACATGGAAAGACTTTAGTGAGTACTATTCAGTGCCGGAGAGCACACTTAGAGATAACTTTCGCGATTTATATATAAAAGCACGACAAAAAACGAAACAAAAACTACGTCAAAAAATGCTGGAAACAGCACTTAATGGTGACCGAGTCATGATGATATGGTTATCTAAGCAATGGTTGGATATGGCAGATTCGCCAGTAAAAGGATCCGACAGTGACGTGCTACCATGGAATGAGGAAACAGCAGATGAAATGGAATAACAAACAAGTGTATTACACTATAAAAGACAACTTTGAACTAAGTGAGCGTTATATGGCGTATTACTATGCGTTAGCAGGCGTTACAGTAGGCGTTACAATAGGTTTAATACTATAATGCCAGTACCTCCAAGTAACGTTAGAGCAACAGCAAGACGTGCCTTAGAGGTGCGTAAAACACTTCCCAAGAGCAAACAAGCAGGAACAAGTGTAGGCATGGCTCGTGCTAATCAACTTGCTAAAGGCGATAATCTAAGCAACGAGACTCTTAAACGTATAAAAAGTTTCATTGCTCGTCACAAGCCAAACTACGAACGAGCACGAAGTCAAGGTAAGACTATCAAAGACGGTGGCGTTATATTAGCAATGGCATTGTGGGGATATCCGGGGATTAGTGGCTGGGTTGATAAAAACTTAAAGTCATAAAAGGAGGAAGGCGCTCAATGTCTATAAAGCGCCTTCTTAATAAGAGTTTAACTAACAAAACTCTAACTATATACAATGATCCGTTTTCGACTTCTTGAGTGGATCAAACTCTCATTAACAGACCTTAAAAGGGGGGCCTTTGGTCTATAAACTTTTAAGCAAACACTCCTTCGTTAACTGTGCCTTCTTCTATGATTTCAAATGTAGCGACATCAGTAATATAATAGTCGATCTCCATATCGAAGTGAGCAAAACTATCTGCTTTCATTTTTTCTATATCATCGCCTTTACTTACTGGATAGTATTGATTTTCTCTGTCTCCCCATCCTTTAACATTTAATATAAACATATTTTATTCTCCTTTTTTAAAATATACATATAGTATACTATACTTTTAATCTGTGTCAACCTCTACTTGACTACACTTAAATGACTTTCCCACATTTTGTCTGTCATTTCATAAATATCGCCTGTGTTGCCGCTTATTACAGTTGTAACGCCAGTTTCTTCTGCTAACATCTTAAGATGTTTACTTAAGTTTTGTGGTAAAACATAAGGATCACTTTCCTCACCTTTTTTCCAAAATAGACTGGATTCTGCTTTAGCATATGGATTTAACTGATTATACATTTGATCGCCCAACCAGTTTGTCATATATGAGCGATTGTTTGCTTCATACATAGATATTTCTTTAAGTTCAATAGCCGCATCACC